CGGGCCGACGCCGCCCTCGACCAGAGCGTCGGTCGGAGCACCGGGGAAGATGTCGAGGTAGCCCGCGACCATGTCATCCTTCATCCAGTGCAGGGCCTCGTCTGCGTCGGCGATCAGGGCCTCGTCGATCAAGGCGTCGTGGATGGTGGCCGAGATCCGGGTGCCGAGGTGCTGCCCTCGATCGGCTGCGGCGTCGAGCCGTGCCTTGTGCCGGATGATGGCGCGGGCCATGACCGACAGCGCGGCGCGTTGCACCGGGTAGTTCGCACACTTGGGCAGGTCGGGCTTCTTGCCCAGCCAGATCGTGCCGCCGTCGATCATCGGCAGGAAGCCGTCGGCCTCGGCGTGCTGCATCATCTCGTGCCGCAGGCCGAACGCCGTGGGGTACCGGCTGGCCCAGAAGTCGATCAGCTCCTGCGCCCGCTCGACGCTGGTGCGCAGCGTGCCAGACAGGCCGAGCGCGCCGCTGCCATAGATGATGCCGAAGCTCACGCCCTTGGCCTTCGACCGCTGCTCCTTGCCCTCCGGTGTCTTCTTGTCGATGCGGTGCCCGACCATGTAGCTGGCCACCTCGCTGTGCAGGTCGCCCTCGATGCAGTCGTACAGCAGCTGCTCGTCGCCTGACAGCAGGGCCAGCACCTTCAGCTCGATCCCGCTGTAGTCGAGGCTGACCAGCAGCTTGCCCGGCGGCGCGAGGAACGACGTGCGCACGCTGGTCTTCTCGCCGAGCAGCTCGCGGTCACGCGGCAACTGCTGCGCGTTCGGGCTGCTTGAGCTGAACCTGCCGGTCACGGCCCGCGCGATGTTGTAGCTTGGGTGGATGCGGCCGTCGCTGCTGTTCTGGGCGATGTTGATCAGCTTGTCCCCGAAGTTGGACAGGTACTGTCGGATCGAGAACAGGTCGGCGATCGCGTGCAGGGTGTCGGCCAGCGGCCCGGTGCCGCCCACCATCGCCGCGATGTTGCGGCAGTCCTTGGTCGTGATCGCCAGCTGCCCGCTCTTCTCGGTGCGAGGCCAGCGCTGCAGGACGACGTCAGGCAGGAGCTGGCCGAAGAAGTCCGACCACTGCTTGCGCGACCCGATGTTGAGCACCTCCTCCTCGCTGACGTGCTCGCGGATCTCGGCAGTGAACTGAGCCTCGCGCTCGCGCCAGTGCGCCACCAGCTTGATGTGGCGGGGGACATCAAGCAGCAGGCCGGTCTGCTTCATCTCGTGCACGCACGGCACCAGCTGGTCGAACATGGCCGCCGCCTTGAGCTGGCCCTCGGTCAGCTGATCACGCCAGTGACGCCACAGCTTCCACGTCCAGAGCGCGTCGTCGGCTGCGTACTGCAGCTGCTGCTCGGTCAGATCCGGGTTGGCCCAGTTCGAGACCTGCTGGTCCTTGGGCATCTCGTACTTGAGATCGGCCTTCAGCATCTTGGCGAGCGACATCTGGTCGCCGCCCATGCGGGCACGACGGGCATGGGCCACGTCGAGGATGGTGGGGGCGAGGCCCTCGTGGTCGAACCAGCTGAACTCAAAGCCAGCGTTGAACGCGACCCATGTGCAGTCGCAGAACCACTCGGCATAGGCCGCGAACTTGCGGCCCGGCAGCTGCCAGAAATCGATGACGGCCCAGACGTCGTCGTTGCAGATCTGGGCCAGCCTGACCTCGGCGTGCTCCGGGTACAGGCCGGTGGTCTCGAAGTCGAAGGCAGCGATGCCGCCCTCGAGCTGGTCGAGCAGATCCTCGAGCGCGTCCTCGGTCGTGATCAGTTGATAGTCCATGTCATCACCTGCTTGCTGTGGGTGATGGGCTGGCCCGTGGGCCAGCCCGTGCTGCTTAGGTCCGGCGGGTGCGGCGCGCGCGGGGCTTGGGTGCCTCTTCTTCCTGCACCTCTTCCACCTCTTCCTCGGCCTCGGCAGCCTCGACGCCGATCAGGTCAGCGACTTCAGACGGGTCGAGCCACTCGTCGACCGCGAACTTCGGCTTCCAGTTCCACTCGCCCTGCGCTTGGAACTTCTCCTTGGTGAACCGGAACAGCGGGTAGTGCGGCTCGCCTGCCGCCATGCGCCGACCGATCTCCTTGAGCAGATCCGACACCGAGTTCCGGCCCGACTTGCTGTTTGTCGAGAACTTGTACTGGACCGCGCCGTCTTCGCTCAGGAAGCCGAAGCCGATCTGCGCCTGCCAGCCATCCTGCGACCGGCGGTATGGACCCTTGTCCTCGAGCTGGCTCTGCGGCACCGCCTGCTCAGCCGCATGCACCGGCCACTCGTGGCGAGCCACTGGCTTGCTCTCGACCCAGCACACCCAGCCCATGAAGGCGCTGCGCGGCTCGAGGATGAACTGCTCATCTTCGTCGAGATCCTCGCGGTCGCGACCAAAGGTGATGGCACCGGTCTTGCCAGAGAAGCTGACGTACTCGACGCCTTCACCGTCGCCGGTGCTGGCCTCGTCGCCTGCTGCCATGAGGGCCTCGGCCATTGCCTGATCGGACACCTGAAGATCGCCGCCCTTTACATATGCGGCCAGAGATTTCGTCGTCATGATGTGCTACCTTTCTACGTTGCACGTTGCTACAGAGGCGGGATGCCTCACTTTACGGTCAGCCGTTCGCTCGGCTTCCCGATCTTCTTGAAGGCGTCGAGGTTCACCCCTGCCTTCTCCGCTGCCTTCCAGTCCACGGTCGTGCGCCCTGCCGTCTCGGTCAGGGACACCATGTGGTTTCCGGCAACTGCCTGCCGCACGCCCATCGATGTGAGCTGCGACCGGATCTGTTCTGCGGCGTCATCCTTGACCCGCTTGGCTGCGGCCGCGTCGGCCTGCGCCGTCGTGTACTGCTGCACCGCGTCGGCCAGCAGCTCGGCGCTGGCATCGGCCTTGGCCGCGCCGTCGACACCGCACTGCTCGGCGAACGGGCAGCCACCATAGAGCTTGCACTCGCCGGTGCGCTTCCCCTCGCGGTCGAGCTTGTCGACCTTCTTCGCGTCGAGCATGGCCTTGGCCCGGTGCTTCAGGCGCTTGAGGATGCCGGGGTCGCGATCGATCTGCACCTCGACGATCTCGTTGTAGTTCGAGGCGTCCATGTAGATCAGGTGCCCGCACACCGGCTTGGGGAAGTCGTCACCCTGCAGGTGCGCCAGCTCCATGCCGATCTGCAGCTGCGTGACGTGGTCTGCCTTGGGCAGGCGGGCCTTGTTCGTGCGGGGGTCGATCGTCTTGAACTCCAGCGCGTACCAGCCGTCGCCCTCTTCGATGTACCCATCAGGCGTGGCCGAGATCCGGTACTCTTCGCTGACGATCGAGACCTGCTCGTCTCCGACGTAGTCCACCATCGCACCAGCTGCGCGCAAGCAGTCGACGAGGTACAGCTCGCCCTGCTTGCCGCGCCGGGCGAAGCCCCAGTCCTGCTCGACCTCTGGCAGGTTGCGCTCGTACCACTGCTTGCGGATGCAGCTGGTCGCGGTCGAGGCGTTGAGGTACTTGGACCGGTCGATGCCGAAGCCCTCGCCGTCGTCAAGGATCTGTGCGCCCTGCAATACCAGATCCTTGATCATTGGTCGGCCTCCTCGGCTGCGCGCATGGCGAACTCGGCCAGCGCATTGGTGGCGCGCTCGAGGCGCGCATAGATGTCTGCGTAATCCGCTGTCGCCTGCATGCTGCGCTGCACGGCGTCCTCGCGGATCTTGTCCATGCGGCTCATCATGCGGATGCATGACCACAGCACCTCGGACGCGGCGTCGGTCGGGTTGGTCGGGGTGCCGCTCTCGCGGAACGACGGGTAGAGCTCGACCATCCGGTCGAATGCCTCCGGACCGATGATGTCGACGATGGTGGGTGCAGGCCGTGGGGCCTGCAGGTTGTCGATCTCGGCGCGGAGCTTGGCGTTCTGCGCCTCAAGGTCTGCGACCTGTAGTTCTAGCTGTTGCTGTTTCATTGTGCTGCCTCCTGATGTGCTTCCATGAATGCCTCTATGAACTCTGCCGCCGCTTGCGGGACGATGGCGTTGCCGTAACCGCGCAATCGCACCACTCGGGCGGGTACCCCATGAGCCAGCGGGAGTGTGCCGGGTTCAACTGGCCGCCACTTTCCATCCCGGCAGAAGAGCCAGTCAGCAACTCCCCAAGGGCTGTCAGGCGCATCGGGCCGTCCGGTTGGTTCGTCAACTGAATGTAGGTCGCAGTCCCGAGGCTCGAACCTTTCTTCTCCCGCGCTGCTTCTCGCTCCATCGCTTCCGGCGAGTAGCGGGAATTGTTGTCGTCTGCTACTGCTGGCGTCGGCCAACCCGCCCACGCCTGCGCCTGCATGTTGAGGTCGGACAGACTGAGGCCCATCGACTGCGATCCCCGCTCCATGCTCTCCTTCTTCCGCCGCAGGAAGGCTTCGGGCGTTCCGTTCGCCTGCTGCCCGACCGGAGTTGCCCAGCCCGCTACCATGCAGACCTCCTGCAAGTTCTGCTGACGCCCCGCCGCCTTGCGCGCCATCAGCTTCTCGAAGTCCGAGTAGGCTGATCGATCCCCGTTCACTGCGTTCGGCGTCGGCCAACCTGACAGCACCGAAGAATGTTCGCTGGCGGATGTGCGGCGCGCCGATGCCCGCAGCCGGTATATCTGACGCCCCGACGGCGTAGTGTGCGGCTTCCAGACGATCTTGTAGATCGTCGATCCAAGCCCATTCAGGTTCGCCTGTAGCCGCGCCTCCAGAGCGCTTTGCAACCTTTCCGAATACTGCCGCGCTTGCGACTTGCTCTCCGAAGAGGATGGGCGGCCTCCCAGCTGCGACGAGGGCTGCGAAGTGTGGGGCGAGGTGTCGGTCATCGGCTTTTCCTTTCTGTTGTCCTGCTGTGGAAAACGGCTGGCACGGTGGTGAGCCGGTCCATACCGGCTCGTCGTCTGGCCAACCTGCCAAGCGCAGGGCGTAGGACCAGCCGCCGATCCCGGCGAAAAAATGGCATTGCGTAAACCCGCGCAGATCATCCGCAGTAACGTCAAGAATGCTGCGCTCATCCACCTCGCCGTCGGCAATCAAGCCGCGCTTGATCAGCTCCCGCAGCCAC